TCCTATTTGACTAGGATCTATTCCGTATTTTTCTAATAAATGAGGTGGAATTTCACTTAAATGGGATATGGCGTTGTTAACTGCTATCATGATGTGTAATCCCAATCAGTAAACCCGCCGCCGGCTTTAGTGCTTCTAGTACCTTGTTTAAATCCACCTAAAAGGCCATACCCACCCCTTTGTACCATTTCTCCAGTTTTTGAATCTATACTAAATCCTCCATCCGCCATTTTAAAATCGCCTGTAGCAGCATAGTTTTTTATACCTTGCTTAGCTATACTTGTGCCAATATCAAAAGCAGCTTTACGTCTTGCTAATCTAACTGTCTGTTTTCCTTTTGCTTTTGTTAATCCTTCTGACCTAGCTAGTTTTGAAGATTGGGCTAAAGCATCTCCCGCGTCAGCTTGTTGACCTCTAGCAACACCTAAAACGCCTACTTGATCATCTATTTTTACATTTTTAGCTACGGTATTAGCGTCTAAAAGTTGCCCTACAGCTCCAGTAGCTAAATCTGCGCCGGTACTTATACCTTCCGCTACAGTTAAATTTGCCCCATCTCCGGTTAAAGCTTGATAGGTATCTGCTCCTGCTCTACCTCGTAAAGTTGAACTTACATCTTCCGTAGCTGCTTTATCTCGCATTTCAAGCAATAGCGGATCATAAGTTTTTGCAAAATAGTCTGCGTCAGCTTTTGCTATTGCGGCTTGTGTTTTCTCTGTTTCAGATGGTTTGTATTCTTGTTGTTTTGGTTTGCTACCCATCGTTAATTACCTCTCTTGTATAAACTCTTGTATCTAACTGCCACCCATTAGATATAGCATATTCTTCCATTTCAGAAACAGAAGAACGCGCTTCAATAAAACTACAGCCTAGCGCCCTTGCTACTTGATCAAACCACTTATAGTGGTCTATCCAATTGTGTTTGCCTGGGTCATAAGTATACGCTATCCAAATAAGCAAAGTTTTATTTCTTGTAAATTGATCTACTTCAGTAGTAAGAATAAGAAAGCCTATATCAGACATAAATAATGTAGCTCTATCATTTACGCACTCGCTGTAAACATCTTCGGCTAAAAATGTAAGCTGTGGGTTACAAGCTAAAATTTCTAAAATACCATCTTTAATATCTAGCCAGTGCTCGCGTATGTCTGCAGGTTGCGGAGCTGAAAACTTTTTACTTGTTCCTATTGGTACTACTGTATCTGTCATATTAATAATCTACTTCCTTGCCGTATCTTTTGTATCTATTTCTAGAACTAAGACCAACTCCTTTATATTTTACTAAACGTTTTACTCCTAAGTCTCCACCACGCGCACGTAGCTCTGCTTGAGCAACTTGTTCATTAAATAATGACAAGTAATCCCGCGCTGCAACTGCGTCACTCCACTCTCTAGCAGGTATTCGTAAGAGACGATACAAAGTCCCAAAAATAATCCCGTCTCTGTAGTCATTAGAAAAAGCAGTACTAATATTATTAGTTGTACGAGTGGGCTTTAACGCTACAGACAAATGTATGCCGTTTACTAATTTAGAATTAGGTATAGGTATAACCCAAAAAGTATCCGCACTTTTCTGCAAATAGACTTGGGGTTTAGTAGAACGATCTCGCCAGTCAGGATAATTAAGTTCTAAGCTTCTTGGACTAATAGGGTCTAAATCATCCCCATCATGAGTCATCCAAAGAATACTATGTACGGATGTACCTGTAGGTTGATCAAAATCATACTCATAAATACCGGATATAGTAGTAATAGGATCTAAATCTTGAACAAACGCTTTTGTTTTTTCGCAAAACTCAATAGTCGCTGCACGTAAATTAGATTCTACTACTGAGTCTGGGCAACCCGGTACATAAGGTAGTATTTCTTTTATAAGTGACTCATACGATGCCATTTACTACCCCATAGGAAGCGGCTGTGGGGGAACTGAAGCCGTGCCTAACTGATCTTGGTTAGGGCTAACATTAAATTGCGCTTGTCCTCCTGCACCTAAGCTACTAGAAAACAATTGAAAATGTGTGCCTGCTCTTTGTTGATTTCCTGCGTATTCCGCATCTTTTAAGTAACATCTAAATAACACATAGTCGATAATTGCATTAGCAAAAATGTCATCTACTGAAATAGTACCACTAGTAGCGGTTAAATCTGTAGGTGCTCCAGAGAAAACAATCTCTAAAAACGTGCTTGTAGTAGATGCTCCTGGGTAAACATAATATGCCCTAGGGTCATCTTCATCAAAAATGTAATGTTTTACCGTAGTAGTATGCGCTGCATCTCCAGAAACCGTTGGGTCATGCCAATTAGGTTCTTGAGTATTTAATATATCTGCATCTACTAGTCGTACTGCTCTTTTACCAGTAGCACTTCCACCAGCTGCGGACATATTTCTTGTTACTTTAATAAGTCTAAGACCACCCGAAGGTAGAGTCTGTTTAGTACCAACCACAAGCGCTACATTAGCGGTAGTTGCCGTAGACTCGGGTCGAAGATTACAAACTTCTCTTTGTGCGTCATTAATATATCGTAGCAACTCCGCTTCGGGCCAACGAATGCTCGTTGTATCCTGAAGGATGTCTTGTATACGAGATATTAAGTTGGCACCTGTTAGTGTACCTGCCATAATTTTACCTCGTTAATTACTCAGCTTTTTCTTCTGTTCCTGTTTCTTCTTCTTGTACGTAAGCTTCGTTTACGTCTGGCGTGCTAGGATCGTCGGCAATATAATGCCCATCTTCGTTCCTAGCTCTTGTCTTTTTTGCAGTAGTCTTAGCTTTCTTAGCTTTCGGTGCTGGTTTAGCTGCTTCTTTAACTTCAACTGCGCCTTGCTGTTGAGCTTGAAGACCTAAATCGTCACCTACTTCGCGTTCCTCGCCTGCTGCTAAAAAGATAGAGGCGCCCCAAGTAGTAGTAACATGGAGATCTGTATCTGATTTAATTTTCACTTTTTTCTCCTAAAAAAGAATTAATAAAAGTAAGTAGCCCCGAAGGGCTACCTACAACCTGTGCTCTAGTAAGCAACATCCAACCTTATGATACCAAAGTCTTCATTCTGTCCTGAGACATCTGAATGATAAACTGGTTTCTTAAAGCCAAAAATCTTACCAATAGAGATACCATTTTGGTTTCCATAGTCGAAAGTATCTTCGACAATTTCTGGAAGACCAATATCAGCCATTGCAAGGCCTTGTGCTCCAACAAATAAACATGAAGAGCCGTTAACGTCAGCGTTAGCGCCCCACTTGTATCCGTTAGAACCAGCGTTACTGGAAGCCCCTGAAGTCGCGCCACTTGTGTTAAACACGTGTCTGAATTCATGAACCATAACGCCGTCAACCATTAAGCTTGAAGAACCTGAGAATAACTCATTGTTTGGTCCTCTGATTCCAGCATTTCTAACGTTAGTTAAGAAATCTGAATCAAGTTTAAGGTCAGCCATTACTTGAGGTGATACAAATAAATGATACATCTCCTCGTTTCCTGCGCCTCTCATGCCTCTGATGTAATTATCTTTAGCATAAGCTTTCAACTGCACAATGGCTTTGTAGTCTAGGGTGTCAGCTGCAGCAACTGCAGTAACATCACCGGCTACGATACCACTGGTAGCATCATACCTTCTATGTCTATTAGACGTAGGGGCGGATACGTCACCAGAGAATGCAAGATCACTAAGATTTTGACCTGAACCCAGGCTAGTTCTTAATGAGCCATTATTCTTGACTCCGTATGAAACACCAGCCATCGTTAGAAACGCTAACTGGTCAATACGATCTGCCATTGCATATGCAAGTGCATCTCTTGAGTGCTCACGGAAGTTGACAACAGATTTTTGATCAGCAAGCCTACCAGATAGTCTGTTTGCAAATCTTAATTGATCTAATTGAACAACGATGTCGTACGCTCTTAATGCTTCTTCATTACCTTCGAGAGTGTTGTCTCCAACGATACCGTCACCTGTCATATCGGCAAGAAGAGTTACTACTGCTCTTGCTCCTTTTTCAGATTGGGTTAATTCAGATATTCTCTGAACCATAGCGTTAGGACCACTACCCGCAAATTGGTTAATGAAGGACATATTTCGAGCAACACGCCAGAAATCACGTGACCAGATTGTAAGCTGTTCGCTGGTCAGTGCGCTAAAGTTTGTATTAGCCATTTTGTACTCCAATTTAAGTTAAAAAACTAACCGACTTTTGGGGCGATATTTACCCGTATACCCTTTATCGTTGGGGGTACGACATCGTATGTTTTACAAGAACGACCTTGACTAGATTAACGCCATAGTAGGCGAATACGTTCTTTTACTGAAACGACTCAGGCTAAATATCGTTTTAGCGGACGAAGTTAATACTATCGTATCACAGTTTTACCCAAAATCACCACGCATTCGCTTTAAGGTGTCGTCAGGCAATGCCCCAAACTCATCATCAGAAAGAACATTTATATCTGCCATTTTACCTTTACGGTTAGCAGTACCCTCTCCTTTCATTTTTGGGGGTTGTGATTTAGAAGCATCTAGCTTCTTTCTTACTGTTGTAGTTTTTCTTTTTTGTACAACGGCATCGTTTTGTTTTTTAGTTTGTACAGCAGCTACATCTTCCGAACCTTGTAGAAGTTCAGGGTGTTTAGCCGCAAGGGTGTACTCAGTAGCTTTTGCTAAAGAGTCCGCAGGTTCATACCCTTGTACTATAAAAGCATCTCTTAGTTCAGAAACTTCCCTAGTTAAGTCTTCATTAAACTCGGGACTAGTCTCATTAAGCATAGGAAATGTTTCCGCAATCTCTATAGCTTTAGCTTGTAGTTCTTGCGCTGCTCTATCTTGTTGGACTGTTTGGCCCATTTGACTTTGCATTTCAAACATTAGTTGTTCTTTTTCGGCAGCTCTCATTTCAGTTCTTAACTGAACGGCCCTAGAAGATTCTCCATCTAATATAAGCTGTTGATACTCTTGTTCTTTGATATCAAAATCATATTGCGGAGCTGCTGCTTGGGTCTCAGCTTGCTTTTGCTCAATGTCATCAAGTTGCTTTTGCATTTTTTTGTTCTTTGCTAATACTTCATCTAGCCTAGACTTAGGGACCATAGGAGATTTTCCAGGAACTTTAGGTTCTTCTATCTCTTCTTCAACTATGTCTGTGATTTCTTCTTCGATTTCTTCTTCAAGTTCTCCTGGTACTTCAACCTCATCTTGATCCTCTGAGTCTTCAATATTCTCGGCATCTTCCTCCTCCTCTAATTCAGAAGTTATTTCTTCTTCCTCTACCACCTCTTCAGAAGGAAATTCTACTTCTTCCTCTTCTTCGGGTGCTTCTTCTACAACATCTTCTGTAGGAGTTTCATCTTCAAAATTAAGATCTACTGCGAAAGGTTTTACCTCCTCCTCAGTTCTTACATCTGCTCCTGGCATACTATCTAGTACTATATCGTTTTTATCCTCAGCCATTTTTACCTCCTGTAGGTTTCATTGCAGCAACGGCTATTTTTGATGCTGCTGTGGTTTCACTCTGACCAGATCTAACGCTGTTGGTCATCTGCGATAACCTTTCACGTAGTTCTAATTCTTCCCTCTTAATTTGTAGCTTGCCTTGCATGTCAGCTACTCTTAGTTGAGGGTCAATTTCTGCAGTGCCTTGTGCTTTAGCCATATTAAGCTCTGCTTCGGACTGCAATCTTTGAACTTCTGCTTCCATCTTAGCAATTTCAAGCTGTGTTTGCCTAATTTGCGTCTCAGCTTGGAACTGCATGAGTTGAGCTTCCTGCTCAGATGGTGGGTTTGTACCCTGTTGTTCACGTATTCTTTGAGCAATTTCGCCCTTACGCGCAAGGTGTGAGTACTCTACAATTAAATCATCTGGTATTGGTACTCCAACTTGGCGGAGCGCAATAGCTTCTGCAAATTGAATTTCTTCAAAGTTATCTCTTGCTGGAGCTGTTCCGACTATAACGTCGTACTCTCCTAAAGTTAAATCATTAATAATCATGCCTTCTGGAGTAATTTCATTTACTTTCATAGGCATTCTGCGTTTAAGCGGGTCCGTTTCGTCTG